GTTAACCCTTGGAACGGATGTTCCAGAAACGACTAAGAGTTGTTTCCCTTAGAGCGTGTTCGTTTGACCGGAGGCCGGCGTCACGAACACGGTACCCAACCCACTCTATAGCTACGAGGAGGATCGCGCGGTATAACACCGACACCACCCCCGCCGAAAGGCGGCGGTTTCCCGTCGCCTACGCCATAAAGTGCGCTAGCTAGTACGACTTCGCTACGCCAATGCTCCCAAGCTATTCGCCGAGGAGTAGAGGTTACAGCTTTGAAGTACCTAATCCCATGTTTCCATTTGAAACGCCATCTCTCGGGGTCGTCGTGAATAACGACGTCTCCAAGAGCTTCAGGGCCTCGGCAAGATTTCACGTTCACAGGAAGGCAATCAAGCAAATGATGCCAGGCTGTGTAGTGGAATTTCTGTCCGAAGCCTTGAAGCTTCATATAGAGATGGCGAACGGAATTGATCCAGGGAATCAGCTCAAAAGGTTCAGAGATGGCATCCTTTAAGAAAACCGGGCGAACGTCGACTCCAGAGAAGAAGTCGGCACCGCAAGATTCTCGAAAAAGAGTATCATCTAAGAAGGTTTTTTCTGTGTTAACAGAGAAACCGAAGTACCTGAGAGCTGCGATTGCACTTTTAGCATGAGCGGTCGGGAGAATGATGTCATCGCCAAAGACGAATAAATCATGCCCCAGAACGCCTGAAGCGCCCTCTTCTTCCAACAAAGTTGAGAGAATAGCGGCAAAAATCAGAGTTTCAAGCTCAAAAGTGAAACCGTTACCCATACTTGAGAATTTCTCAAGTCTGACCCACTTGTCGTCCACTCTCGTGAACGGGGAACGAAGAGCATTCAGCTCTTCGAACCAAGCAGGCGGCATTACGAGTCTGACAAGCTCGTAACACACGGTATCGCTAGCATTCGAGAGATCAATCGTGGAAAAATCACCAGTTAGTGAGTTCTTTCGAACTTGTTCACGGTGAATATCCGACGCATGGTCAAGATCCCAATTCGTCGCTTTCTGAAGGCGACGACGTAAGGAGGTCCCGAGACCGAGCTGATAGAAGATGTTGATTGCGGGTTCAATCGCAATACACCTATCGATCAGAGCGGTCTTCGGAACTACTTGGAAACGATTTCCTCGTACTTGACTGATCCCTCCATGGTACATTTGGCTCGTCCTGCCCCACTTCGTCTGAAGGTAAGGCAAAACATACCAAAATGCACCATGTGTCAGTGTGGGTGTCGAACTCATTTTATCAGGCACCGTGGTTAGGCGGCCCCTATCTGAGAACGTAGCACCAGGACCGAACCTACCTTGAATCCGATCAAGATTAGGCGGGCTCGGCCCAATCCAGCAAAGAATCTTTTTCCTAATCTTACGAACAAAACGTAAGATAGCCAAATCCGGGTCCTCAACAGTGTTGGGGAAGTGGAATTGGGAGAGTCTTTCATTGGATTTGTAACACTCGAACTCGCCTTGCCACCACTTTTTTAGAGCGGCGGCACGGCGATCAATGCTATCTAGCTTGATGTCACGGCGCTTCTTGAAAAGCGCTATGGCTTGGGCATCACGATAGTAACGCTCGGGTGATACATAGTGGCGTGGATCCGCTGAATAAGCTAAGATCCCCTCTATATCTCCATACCGAAGCCGAATGGCTAACGATAGGGAGATTGGAGTTCCCAGGTCCTCCAAAATTTGGAGGATAGATCGCATCGAAGTAGATAGCGACATGCACATTTCTCCAGTTGTTACGTCAGACTTGATTCAGATCAAGTCGGGGCGTAGCCGGCTTGCGCACAGCTCTTGATGAGCGTGGACGCAAACAGGTTCAGGATCTGGTTCACCTCGTTGAGGTTTGCCGAAGGGATCCCCTGGGGAAGCGTGATGACGCAAGAAGCGACGATGCGGTCCTTCGCGGTGTAGAGAGTCGTGGTTGTGTCTTGAACGGCGTAAGGCATGACAGCTTCAAAGCTGACTTGCCGCGCCGTTTTCGGACCGTTCCACTTACTCGACATCTTGAAGAAGCTGCGCAAACCGACGGGAAGACCAGCGGCAGCACCGGTGTCTTGTCGCCAGACCGCAGGGGAGCTTTCGCCCCCCGAAGCGGAAATCTGGTCATACACGATATCGGTGGTACCGTCGGCTTTCTTGACGGTGATACTTGCCATGGAAGGCATGTTTTCTCCATTTAGGAGTGAGCGAATTGCTCGTTAGGGGTTCAAACTTACGAATTCATCGCTTGCAGTAACAGCGAAATTGCTGTTGCTGCTCGCGTCAAAGACGGAGGTTTGATCTTCTTGACAGCAAGGGCCACACCACTCAGCGAAGTAGTGCGAGACACGTTGACATACCGAATAAGAGAACTAGACCGCCAAGTAGGCTGACCGATGCCGGCAGGAGTGCCGATACCGATAACCTCCTCAGTAACGTCTAACTTCAATGTCCGAAATGTCGACTCGAGCTGCATGCCGTAAAAGTCGGTCTGTGAGTCGAGAAATGCTCCGACGTTCACAAACCAGTCTACGACGAAGGAGAAAGGGACCAACTCCCACGCGATCCCTAGAGGATTAGAAATCCCCCATTGATCGAGTGTGTGTAAAGTCCCGGGCCTTGCAAATTTGACGCGGCAACCTTGGGTGCAACTTTGGTATCCGGTGGCCCACCACTTATGAGCGGTGGCACCGAAACTAACGAAGCCCTGTTGTCTTACCTCATCTTTTGCTCTAGCCCTCTCCATCGAAAAGCTTTTCACTGGGTCGTTAATCACTCCAAGGGCCTCATGGATGTCCTTGTAAAGTGGTTCCCAACCGAAGTGAAATTCGAGCCAGTTATTGGAGGCGCTCTTGCGAAACGAAACTCCCTTGGGGATGTATTTCATCCTCAAGGCAGAAGCCGCATCGCCGAAGCGTCCCTTCCGAACTGCTCGATAAGCTTTAAAGAGAGACGTTGCCGTACTTTCAATCATGCCGGCCGATTGTCGGTACTCCGCGAAGTCAACACCAAGTCCCACCTTATCGTATATCTTGCCACGTAACTTCTCGTAAGAGCGGTTCATGACAGGAGTCCACGAAATTGTGAAATAAGGGGTTGAATTTGTGTCGTGTGGCAAACTCGCTTGTACACTCGTTAAAGCGTAGGCGTGTAAGTAACGACGTTCCGAATCATAGGGCAGTATCAAGTTGAACGGTTTCTTCTGACGATAACGATGTCGCAACTCGTATAAACGAGCATGACCAACACCGTATTCGTCAAGAAAATTCCGTGAAACAATCGACGTGCCAAGATCAGACGTGGGGGCAACCATAGACGCTCTCTACGACTTAAGTCGGAAACGAGGGAAGGATCTGCGCAAGCAAAGCGAACAGCTGCGAAAGCCATTCGATGAGCTTGATGTAGAATTCATCCATTTTCATTCCTTTCTTAAGTCTTTAAATCCTCGTCGTGAGACAAGGTAGCAGGGCCGCTGCGAATCTACTTTTTAAGTGGATTCGGCCCTGTAGATGAATCCTCCCTGTTAGTCAACCAAAACGAGAGATCTTTCAGGTATTCAACGGCTTCGCATATAGCGATGTCGAAACTGATCGCCGAGTAGGACCGATTCACCTCCATATCACCGAAGTGTGGATGTGAACGGACCTGACGACGAACGGATTCTAATCGTTCAACGAGACTGTCGAAGACCATGAGATATCTCCAATGGTTGATAGCAGAGGAG